AAAATGGTTACAAAATGGTTACAAATTAGCACAGTCTATTTGTAACCATTTTGTAACCATTTTCCCCTTGACATTTCAGTGTAGTGAAGTAGATAAAAAGTCTGAACTAACCGCATGGTACCGGTGGTGCCCTTGCACCTCATTATATGTATACAAGAGGTGTAACCAATTTGTCATTTGTTGTTCATATCTCGTTAATAATTTTATGAGATAATGAGAGTGGGGAAACCCATCGAAACAAACCCGATAGAGAAAGGACAGCAACCATGAAAACAGTTAGAGAAAGGACAGCAACCATGAAAACAGTTAGAGTTAGCCGGGGCATTATGAACAGCTTGTATGACAACTGGTTCGCTTATGGCAAGAAATACGCTTACAATGTACGGGGCAAAGTTTCGTCTGGTTGTTTCATAGTGGAGCGCTATCCCAGATACTACTATCACGACGGAGTAGGTGAGGGGCGGCGGCTTTGTACCTTGGATTATGCTAGACGGAACGGCATGATTGAAGTTTTACAAGTAAAGGAGAAATAACCATGATTCTCTACATCCGTAAAAATAGCAATTTTGAGCAGGTGGAAAATTTCCTGCTCAATCATCCCGATAAGGAGTACAAAACAAGCCGGTTCGTTTACTACTTCAAACAGATTGGTGATTGCGCGGGAATCTTCCGACGCGCAACGGAAACTTGCACCCGGAGAGGCCGCAAGGCCGGAGACGACGAAATTATAGCTTATTATCACGATGGGGAGTTTTAACATGACAATTACAATTAAGATGCTTGCCGCAATGTACGGCGTTTGTGATATGTACACTCAATTTAGAGTGATGGGCAAGGACGGCAAAACAAAGTTTGCGGCGGCTGGTACGTTCCGGGACATTGTGAATACTTATCCCAATTGGCCGCTGGTTCGCTGGTCGTATTCCGTGGAAGATGGACAGGCATTTATAGAGCTGATTGGACGGGGGTAAGTTGCATGACAGCATATCATTTCTCTTGCGTCGCGCCGATCGCGTCGCTGTTCTTTATCATCGGTGTTGTAATTTTCGTTTGTGAGTGGAAAGGATGGTTTTAATATGAGAATCGTGCATCTGGTAGAATACGAATGGATTGACCCCAAGTCAGCACATCCGCGCAACGTTATGCCGGTCGCGGGCCCCAATGGGGCCCAGATGGCCTATAAGATGTTGGGCAAGTCCATGCAGAGGCTCAACAATGAATCGGTGCGGCAGTTATACAAGTACTTGCGCACTAACGGGAACAACCCGTACATGACCGAAAAGAACGGGTCAATCAGAATCCAGTATTTCCGGTGGCCGCGCGGGTATCATTATGATAAGGTCAACCGTGAGTTTGTGAGGGACGACGCATGAAAAAGATAAAGAATCAACTGGGGCTTGTAAAGCCCGATAAACTGCCAGCCGGTGCGACGGCCAAGAGCGAACAAAAGCCAGCAACCCGCAAGGCCAGCAACAAAAAGCAGGCCAAGCAGAGGAAAGCGGCCAAACTCAAGGAGAAGAAAGCCAGCAAGCCGCCCAAGAAGCGCGAGCAGGGCGGCAAGGGCAGACCATTCCAGCCCAAACCGTGGGAAGCATACGCACCCAAGGGCCCGAACGTCACAAGCTACACCCGGGAAGAGCTGGAACAGATAGTGCGGCGTGCATCCGGTGCGGCAAACCGACGCTTGAAACGTCTGGAAGAGGCCGGAGAAACCAAGGGCATTTACAAGAGGGCTATGGGGATGCTGGAAACGCAAGGCCGCACAAAGTTCAGCGGAGCCGTGAAGAGCATGACAAGGACGGAGCTTGTCGCGGAGTATCTGCGCCTGCGTGATTTTCTGAGCGCCAAGACTTCCACAATGCAAGGTATCAAAGACTGGAAACGAAACGTCTATGAATCTCTTGTTGATAGAGGTTTTACCGGTTCACAAGAAGAGCTTTCAGAGCTGTTTGACAAGTACATGACAAAAGAGCTTGAGGCGGCGTTTGGTTCTGATGTGGTTTACACGTTGTTGCAGACAGACAACGGCAGGCCCTTTTTGCAACGGGCAAAGGACGCGATAGACCGCGCAAAACAAACGGGAGAGAGCCAAACAACGGCCCTTTCCCGTGAATTCAATATCACAACAGAAGAACAGGCGGCTCAGATTTTAGCAAAGTATTTTGGGGGTTAAATCATGCGGAAATGCAGGGGTGAACAGATAGCGGAGAACAAAGCCGAATTTCTGGCTATGCTGGGCACTCCCAAAACCGTGCAGGAGCGAACCAAGAAGAACGCCAGACCAAAACCCCGTTACCTAGATGTAACCTGTACATTTGATATCGAGACCACTAACACCGATACAGACGGCTTTGCTTATACCTTTCAGACGTGCATCGGTGGCGCGGTCGTCGTGCCGCGATACTTTGAAGAGTGGGCCGAAATAATAGAGACGTTGGTTGATAAGTGGAGTATCACAGAACGAAAGCGCCTTGTGATTTTTGTTCACAATCTTGGGTATGAGTATACATACCTTATTCAGATGTTATGTGAACGGTGGGGTGATTGCAAAGCCCTTTACACCAAGAGCCGGAAACCCCTGTATTTGCAGTTCGACAATGGAATTGAATTCCGGGACAGCCTGAAACTTTTCCAAAAGAGCCTTGCCAGAGCAACAGAAGGATGCAAACACGAAAAGCTCAAGGGTGACCTTGACTATTCTGTTTACAGAACAGCAGATACTCCACTTGATGATACCGAATTTGCATACTGCGTGAATGATGTGTTGGGCTTGTGGGAAGCAATCGAACGTTTGAAAGCGGAGCGCAATTACAACGCGGCTACATTGCCAATGACAAACACGGCCCTTGTTATCAAAGAAGTCAACAAACATTTGACCGGCGACAGCAGGACACTGCAAAAGATGCAGGCTCTTGAGCTCAACCGGGAACAAATGGAAATCGCATATAAAGCAATGGCAGGCGGCGACACACACGGCACCCGGTGGCGTGCGGGTCACACTTACCGCAATTGTAATTCCTACGATTTCAAGAGCGCACATCCGTCACAACAGCTCTTGTGGAAGTTTCCAGAGGGAAAACCCATGATGCTACCACAAGGCCAGCCCCAAGCAGTGATGGACAATATCATATCCTGCGGTATGGGATGGATTGCAGAGATAGCAATAAAGGGCGTGCAAATTCGGCCCGAATGCCCAGACCCCGTGATATCTGTTAGCAAGTGCGCGGGCCTCAAATGCGACGACGAAAACAAGGACAATGGCAGAGTTTTGCAAGCAGATGAGACGTTGCTGTATTGTGATTCCAATGACTGGCAGAGAATCAAAGAAGCATACACCTTTGAACGGGTGGTTATGCACCGGGGATTCTGTTTCCGGCTTGGGTATCTTCCCGATTCATTCCGATTGGCAATTTTTGAGAAGTTCAAAATCAAAGAGACCATGAAAGGTTCCCCCGATTATGCTTTCTCCAAAATCTGCGTCAACACGATTTTCGGAGCCTGCGCCCAAAAGACGATAAGGGACGAATACACGGCAGAGATTGGAGACAGCATTGATTTTGAACGTATGAGTTGGGAAGTCAATTTGGAAAAGAAAACCCCTGCGGAGATACAGAAGAGCCAGAAAGGAAAGTTTCCGTTTCTCTGGGGTCTGTGGACGGCCAGCATGACGCGGCTCAAGCTCTGGCAACTGCTGAAAATCGTAGGTTGGGAGAAGGTGATTTACTGGGATACAGATTCTTGCAAGTTTGAAGGTGCCAAGGTTCCAGCGGTCGAACAGTATAATCAAGAGGTCGTCGTCCAGTGTGAAAAGCGCGGGGTGGTGGTCACGAAACCCAACGGGAAGAAAGTCTATATTGGTATCGCTGAGGACGAACACCCGCAAGCCGATCATGGTTACACCGAATTCAGATTCTTGCACGCCAAGTGTTACGCGGCCCGGACGTGTGAAGGTGTGCTAGAAAGCACCATTGCAGGAGTAGGCAAGAAAGAAGGGCAGGCGGCGCTTAAAGATGATATTGAAAATCTGAATGACTTCCTTATCATTGATGATGCTGGTGGGCAGATGCTTTCTTATCACGACAGCCCCATAAAAGAGCGCCACGACTTCCAGCGTGTCACCCACTCGGCTAGTTGGATAGTAATGACCCCGCGAAGGTATGAGGTCGGTGGGGTCAATGAGTTTGCTGAAGAACGCTTGGGATAATGTTCCACATGGAACAAAATAAGAGCCCCGCTCTTATGAGCGGGGCTCTTATTTTGTTAAGAAATTGTAGCTCGTACGACGAAGTGAAAAATGCGGGGCTTGGCATCGCTGTCGACGGGAAGGCTCGACTTTGGAACAGTTGCGGTCAGCCGAACGCCTGCACCGACAAATTCGGCAGAAAGCATCACGGTACTATGTTCAAACTGGAGCGTGGGGGTTCCATCCAGAAAAATTAGCTCAGCATATCCAATGTCACCGTCCGAAACTGTTGCAGGTTGGGGGTGTTCGGGGAAAGTTTTAAAGGGGAACGGAAGAATAACGCTTGCGAAGTTGCCAGCGCGCTCGTCCAGAGCCGCCCACACGGTAGCAATTTCAACGTCAGTATAGCGAACAGAATCGGGAAGAGACACGCTGTTATTCTCCAGAGTAGCAATGCGGGCATCCTGCGCGGCCTGTTCGGTATTATAGGTGCTCGTAGGGACGTATCCCGTTACATCGGGAATTTCGCTCTTGTCTGCCTTGTCGGTTTCCAGATTGGCAATCTGTCCCGCGTGCTTGGCCAGCTCGTTCTCCTGAGAGGTGGCGCACTCCGCGATAGTCTGCCCGGGGTGCGCGGTTGCCCAGTCGCCCACAATGTCGTCCTGACGTTTCTGGTCGGCATTAAACTCGGTCTTGGTAACGTAGTCACCGAGAGCGGTTTTATCGGCCTTGTCGGTTTCCAGATTGGCAATCTGTCCCGCGTGCTTGGCCAGCTCGTTCTCCTGAGAGGTGGCGCACTCCGCGATAGTCTGCCCGGGGTGCGCGGTTGCCCAGTCGCCCACAATGTCGTCCTGACGTTTCTGGTCGGCATTAAACTCGGTCTTGGTAACGTAGTCACCGAGAGCGGTTTTATCGGCCTTGTCGGTTTTCAGATGGGTGATGGAATCAGTGTTGCCGGAAATCGCCGTATCCTGCTCGGTGTTCTTGGCCATGATATCGGCAATGGCCTGCTTGTTGGTGGTGTTGTCACCCTCAAGCGCGGTAATACGCTTCTCATGGTCTGCCAGCTCGGTGGCGTGGGTCGCCAGCTCTGCGGCGTTCTTGGCAATGAGCTGGCCATTCGCCAGCTCTGCGGCCTTGGCGCGGTCAATCTCGGCGGTCAGCGCGGCATTGGTGTTGTCGGTCTTGGTGTCCAGCTGGGTAAAGTGGGCCTTGGCCTGTTCGCAACACTCTTCCAGTTTGTCCAGCCGTCCATCCTGCTGAACGTCCTTCTCCTGAATGTGAGCGATTGCATCCCGGTTGGATTCAATCTTTGCCTCATCCTCGGTAAGGTCAGACCGGAGACCGTCCGTCACGCTGGTAAGGCGTTCGATAGCCTGATGATTTGCCGTGATTTCCTCATGCTGGGAGGTAAGACGGCCCTCATGCTCGGCCAGCTGTTCGGCATGGTCGGCCAGCTCGTGGGCGTTCTTGGCGATAGCGGCGGCATTGTCCTGAATGTTCTTGGTATTCTTGGCAATGTCGGCGGTGTTCTGGGCGATGCTGGCATCGTGGCTCTTGAGCTTGGTATCAATACCGTTCAGCCGGGAATCATGCTCAGTGTCCTTTGCCTGAAGGGCGGCAATGTCGCCGTCATTGCTGGTGATTTGCCTCTGCAAATCCTCGTCCTTGGCGTGCAGGTCTGCAATCTCGGTGGTGTGCTGGGCGGTCGTGGCCTGCAACCCGTCAATTTCGGTCTCGGCAGTCGCCACGCGCTCGGCCAGAGCGTCAACACGGGCCTTATCCTCGGCCACCGTGTTTTTCATCTCCGCATTGTCCTTGGTGAACTGGTCGATTTTCTCCCGGAATTCCGCGTTGTCAGACGCGAAACCGGAGACCTGAGACGACAGGTCTTTCACCTCGTTCTTATACTGCTCCACCTGCGCATTATATGCGCCGGTCTTGGCCCAGTATCTCGTATTGGTGATATCCACGCCGGGGCCCACGTTGCACTTGCTGGTGTAGCTTTCGCCGTCGTGGGTCACAATGGTAAGGGACTCGTAGGAGCGGTGATTGTCCCACTCAATGGGGTCTGCGAAAATCGGCACATACCGGGAGCCGATATACTGAGACGGGGGACACGGCCCACAGGGAACAGGGGGCCGGGGCGGCATCGGCGGGTGATGGGGGCCGCAAGGGCCCGGCCCACAGGGGCCGGGGTCAGCAGGCGCAAAGGGTGCGGGTTTGATGGGGAAACCACAATCATTCTTGCAACTCATATAGAAACTCCTTTCTTAATAGGTGATGATAAGATGACCATACTCGGGCTCGGTGATATCGGTGCCGGTGTTGAAAGTCAGCCAGCCCCAATTTGCAGGGACATAAGCACAGAAATGCCCGTCCGGGGTCAGACCGAACCACACAAAGCGAACCATTTCACAGACCATAGCAGGCAGATTTTTGTCTGCCCATTCCAGAAACTTGCCGTTCTCAAAGTCACCGTCGTTCAGACGGTCGTTGATACACTTATGAGCGGCGGCAAGGTCAGCCATTGCGGAATTGAGCGCGGTGATGTTGCCGCCCTGCGATTCCTGCCCTTTGGCAATGCCCTGCACCAGAGCTGTCAAGCTCTGAATCTGGGAGACCATCCAACGAAGGTCATACATCCCCGGGTCGCCGGGGACGTAGGGCGGGGACGGGCAAAACGGATAGTCCATAAATTCACCCCCTCATTTCTTTCAACAGCTCGTCGGCCCGGATTGCTTCCGGGGTAAAGCTGTTGTTTTTCCACCATGCCCAAAGAGCGGCGGCGGTCGTCAGACCGGTGGTCACCCAAGGCTCAAGGGTGGCGCTGTCGATGGGCAGGGGGCTCAGACCGGCCACGCTAAGAACCTGATTTGCCAGAGCCAGCGCGAGAACGGCGGTTCTTGCAATCGTTGCGGGCTTGATTTTCATATCAATCACCTTTCCTTTCTAAGTCGTCGATACGGTGGTTCACCACTTTCATTTGCTCTTCCAACACGGGAACACGGCGTGCAAAGTGGTTATGCTCGCGCACTTCCCGTGTCAATTCATCTATTCTGGTATCGGTGACGGCCTGCGCCTTGCTGTTTGCGATAAGAACACCCGAAAGCGTCACAAGCCCACCGATAAGAGCAACGATGATTTCCGATATCATATTAACACCCCCATCAATAAAAGTCAAGGCAGAAAGTGCGGTGAAAACTGTCTGCGATAACACGATACATATTGAAAAGCACCGTCTGCCGTTCTGCCTCAATCATCTCCTGCGTCGTGGTAACGCCGATGTTGCCGCCTCGCTTCCACTCGTGAACGGTGGTCACAGTCTCGGATTCCTTGCCTGTAACAGCCGCAAGGCCGTGCTCCTCATGCTTGCCGGTCTTAGAATCCTGCGCGGTTCCACGGTCTCCGGCCTGCCGCTCGGTGTGCCCGTGCCCATCGGTGCGGCCCGTGTCACCATGGGTGCCGTGGGCCCGGTCGATGCTGTCACGCTGGCCGGTGGTCACTCCCTCGGTGTCCTGCTTGGTCTCGGTGTCCGACGTGCTTTCTTGGTGGTCGGTCATGTTCTCGGTGGTAACGTCGTCTTGGGTGCCGGTGGTGTTCTCGGTCTCCGTCCAGTTGGTTTTGCGGGTATCGTCTGCGGTGCCGGTCTCCTTATAGATCGTGGTGGAAGCGTCGAACGGCTGATAGGTCGCTTCGTTCTCGGCAGAAACCTTGCCCTCAACGTCCGTCTGGCTGTCCTTGGTGGTCTTGACTTTATCGATCATGGTTTCATCATGGGATGCAAGACGGGTGCCGGTCGTATCCCGGTCAAGGGTGCCCTTGGTGTCCCGGGTCTCGTCCGCGCTGGTCTGGGTATGAGCAAAACCATGCTCTTTTCCGGCAGTACTGCCCACCGTTTTCTCCTGCCCTGCAGCATTGTCCGTGGTGAAACCGTCCGCTTTCGTGTCCTCATGGTAAAGGTTGCCGGTGGTCTCCATCTGGTGGCGGTCGTCTGCGTGCTGGCTCTGCTCGTCGGCTCCACCGTGGGAGTGGGTGGCCGTGTTCTCGGCGGTATCCTTGGCCCGTTCGGTGGTATCCTTGGTGATTTCAGACACATCAGTATTCCAGATGGGATTGTATTCCAGCTGAGTTGTTGCGAAAAGCTTTTTCCAAATGGGGAGATTTTCCCGGCTCCACCAATACAATTCCGATTTCATCCAGATGGGGTCGGGGTGATACAGGGGAGCCAGACCGTGGGCCCTGCGGATAGCTTGGATAACTCCCGCTTTTTCCATGCCCTCGGGGACAACCATATTTGCAAAAAGATTGGGGTCAGCCATCAACAGCGCTTCCAGATTGCAAGAGGATACTAACTCATTCACCAACATTGTTATTCACCTCTTCCCCTTCGTTGGTCTCGTCGGCCTCGCCTGCGTCAAAATCGGGCTCAACCATTTTAAAGGTAATGTTTGTATCGTACATTTCATTTACGATTGCAAGGGATTTTTCCAACGTGATGCGCCAGACCTCGCGCCGGTTGAAGGTCTCCGCGTCTGCCGCTTTCGATTCCGTCACAACCATTCTTTCCTTTTTGTTGGGCTGGACAGACACACCCAGTTCCCTGTAAAAGTCACACAGGATGTTCCGACGATACTCCATCAAATCGGGAAGAATAAAGTTCTTGGAAAGGTCGCGGTCAAACTGCATGATGGGCAGGGTAAAATCTCCATCGGCCTTTGTGGTCAACTGCTGTTTCAAATCGGCGTTGATAACAACAGCGGGGGCACCGTTTGCCAGCTTGTTAAAGATTCCTTCCATGGTGCGCTTGCCCTTGTCGTCCTTGGCGATAGCCGCATAGGCGAAACGGGCATTGATTGCGCTTTGCCGGATTGCGATTTCTGCCAGTTGCATTTCCCGCGCGTACTTTGTCACCAAGTCCCACGTTCCTTGATAGTCGGGGGTGAGCTTTATCACGGCGCACTCCTTGCCGATTTCCAGAGGGCGCGGGAAATTAAAGAACGTCGTTGAAATCTGCATTCCGCGCGGCTGGTATTGCAGGCCGTAGCCGGTCGGAAATGCGGGCTGTACAACAAGCCCGTACGTTTTCGACTTGAAAACAGTTGCGTAACCGGTGCGGAAAAGCTGGTATAAAAATGCGTCGTAGTCCCACCCGATTTGACCGGGGCCGTTCTCGGGGAGCCCGTTGAATTCAATGAGACCGCGCAACCTCTGAAAGAAGGAGCGCTCCCAGTAATTCATTGCATCGGTGGAAAACGTTGCATCGAAATTCCCGAACAGCGTGCCGCCGTCGTAGTATCCGCTATAACATTGGTACATATAAATCACCTCATTCGATAAACACGCCGCTATCCATTGCGGCATTGATGTAAGAAATTTCATCGGGCTTGGCGTTCAGCGGAGCACAGGAGAAACCACGGGTCTTGCAATAACCCTGCACAGGCTTTGCAACTTTCATTACCGGATAACCGTACACTTTTTGGAAACCTGCATCGTCCACCGGGGGATAATACAGCAGGGTCAACTTTGCTTCCAAAGGTAGCTGTACCTGCGACGCACCACCCATAGTTCCGGCAGAACAGTTGATGGGGGAAACTGTTTGCTGTACACCCTGCGCAACTTGGGCGATACCTTGCGCGGCCTGCATCGTGCCGCCAGCAAACCCCGCCACGGTGGACATCAGACCCCCGCCGAAATTCATTGCACCGGAGACGGTGCTGATTGCACCGGTCAGCGCACGCACCGGGTCAATGTTACTGGTGCCGATTCCGTAGGGGCTGGCTATGCTGGTGCTTCCAGCGTATATCGTGTAATCTCCTGCCCGGACTAGTGTTGTTACACTGCCGTCCACGAAACACACAGACCAGTCAATATCAATATTTGCCGCCGTGTTGCATTGGTCAACGGGAACCGCCAGCGTGCCCACGAAAGGAATATAAAGCTGTATTTGACAGTTCATGCGCTTCCAGTCGTCAGCAGGCCACGGGATAGCAATAGTCGTGTGAACACTACGGGAGCTTGACGGAGTGACCTGTTGTGCAAAAACGGTGGTGTTGAACTGCCCCAAGGTGATTTCCGTCTGCCGTCCTGCGCCGTATCGGGAAAGGTTTATGGGTATCCAGATGCAGGAGCGGACGCACTCCAACGCATTGCCGCCGAATAAAAGTTTGTTCATAAACTCGGGCAATGCCAATTCCCATCTAACCATAGGCTTGGTTAAAGCCTCCCACGTCAATGAAACTGCGGTCAGCAGACTTCCCAACGTGGCCGCACTCATTGCATAGGCGTGCAGGCCAGACTTGCCAACACAGGACAGAACAAAGGTACCACCAGAGGCATCAATATTTCCGTCCGTGATATCTGCCGACGCTGTGGAAATCTTGGGAGCCATTCCAACGGCCTGCCGGGTATCCTGTAAACGGAACGTTGCGCCGCTGGAATCTTGATTGAAACCGTATTCAATGAATGCGTCCGTTTTAAGAATGGTATCACGGTAGGTTGCCAGCGGGTCAAGCTCTAACGTGAATTGCCAGATGTTCGCGGTGCCCCTGCCTCGGATACCGATTGAAATATCGCGTATCCAATAAAAACTCGCCGTCTCTTCGCATTGGCAGTAATTCCATTGGGGGGAAATGTTGATGCTGTTCAGCGTAACATAAATTACGGGCCGCTCCATGCTGGTGGTCTGCTTGAAATCACAACGCTCCTCGTCGGGGAGCTTGGTATAATCAAATGCTTTGGTTGAATTTACGCGCTTCTCAACGTTTCCAAAGTGGAAGTGATATCCGTGTTCCACGCTGGGCGCGGGAACCGCGCCGTTAAATTCGCCTCGTGCCATTGTTTCACCTACTTTCTAACAATAAAGGCCCGGCCTTTTACGGTCGGGCCTTCGCGGCTGGTTACGGCTTTGCGTCGTCGCTCATATAGAAGAGAATCGCATTCTCGGTGGGGTCAGCGAGATAGTTCATCTTCCAATGATGTTCCGTATTGTAGTACTCGCCTTTCGTGTTGAAAGGAGTAGTATAAACACTGTCCATCATGTAGACGGTCGCCAGCGCTCTGCGGTCATACAGCAGGCCCACCACCATGGGCAGGTCAACTTCTTCACCGGTCTCCTGCTTGGCGGTGTTCACGTTGAACTGAGCAGGAATGACCTTCACGCGGCTCTTGTCGTTGATGTTCTGCCAGAAGTTGACCCCCTCATAGTTGCCAAAGGAAAGGTAACCGGGGCCAAAGATAGCAGGGAACACCCACGACTTGGCATCATTGATGAGGGGCTGGTACAAAAGCAGTTTCTGTTCACTCTTGGGAGTGTGCCGGAGCAGGGTCAACGGGTCTCCGTTGTCGTCGGTGCAGGCGGGAACCAGATGATAAAGGTCGGTGCTTTCCTCAAGCAGGGCCGTCTGGGTTTCCAGCAGGGAGACAAAGAAAGAAAGGAATTCCTGCAAATGGGCGGTCAGCAGGTCGGCGGTGGTGTACGCGGTGCCGCGTGCCTTGTTGAATTCGACAGTAAGGTTGACCTTCTGGCCCGGTTTGCCGGTGTTGTACAGACTGCCGATAAAGTTCATCACGACGGCGCGGTTCTCGGCGGTTTTCCAGCGGGCCACGTCGTTGGCAACTTCCGTGGTGATACCGGCAAGGAACGCCGAAAGTTCGCTTTCGCTGGTGAAAGCGGTCGTCAGCTGAGAACGGAAAGTCGTGTATGTCTGGTCAAGCGTGGCCTGCCCAGTATACCACATTTCCAGCGGATACCGCTTGGAAATCTTATACATATCCACGCTCTGGCCGTCGCGCAAGGTGTTGGGATTCTGCACAGTGTTGATGAACTTGGTTTCATCAAACTTACCGCTGAAAAATGCGATTTTGCGGATGAACAGGCCCCACTCCTGCGACGTGGTTTCGATGCTGGTAAACCTGCCGCCATATGAGCGGGTGGTAATGATGGTACGCGAAACCATGTTATAGAGGGCCTGCAACGTGCCCTCTTTGCTGGTGTTAAGGCACATCTGCCCGACGTTGATAAAAGAAGAGGTATCAACGGCAGTGATTGCCGTCTGGCCCGTCACCTGCTGAACCAAATTATTGGCAATGGTATAAATGTCCTGCGGACGGAAAACCGTCGCGCCTGCCTTTTCGGGGAAATTCGGGTTAGCCATTACTTAACAACTCCTTCCATAATACTGAAATTAGGGCTTTCGGGTGCAGGGGCAGGCTTGACCGCCCCAAGAATGATATCTTCCACACTGGTGACAGTGGGAAGAGCGCCCACGGTGCCAGCGGTCGGAACATTGAGCGCGTCAACCTTTTTGCTAAGGTCGGCAAGGCTTGCCACCAGCTGGCCAAGGTCGGGAGTGGCCGGGGCCTGCTGGGCAGGTGCAGGAGTGGGAACCGTCGCCGGAGCGGTCGGAACCGTGGGAGCAGTTGCGCAGGGAACCTGCACAGGGCTGGGGGGAGTGGTCTGGGGATTGCCCAGATTCATAAAAGCGGCAATATCGGTTTTGGAAAAACCTGCGTTTGCCAGTGCGATAACGTCGTTAATGCTGAGTGCCATAATCAATAGGCTCCTTTCCATCTTGATTTGTTGGTTCTAACGTCCACATGGGTGAACGTGTGATATACGCCGATACCGCCAGAAGCGCCCAAATAGACCTCTGCTATCTCTGCGATTCTGGACGGTGTCACGCCCTCAACCCAAATATCAGCCGCCATACCGTTACAATGCTGAGACCGGGGAGAGGCATTTTTGAGAGTGGCGTTATATTCCTTGCTTCGGTATCCACTGTTAATGTGCACCGGTTTACCGGTAAAATTTCGAATGTTTTCAAGCAAAGTCAAAAGCCGCTCGTCAACCTTTACAATGTCGCTGGGGTCGTGCTTGGAATGGAATTCCCGAACGCGAAAGTGCGGGGAGAGCCGCTTTTCTGCGGCATACTTGTATGAATAAGTAAGCATAGCCTACTCCTTTCTATAAAAGCAGGGGTGCGCAACTTAGAAATGCTACCCCGCAGGCTTCCGGCCTGTCTAAGTTTTGGGGGCCCCTGCACCTTTATCATACTATCTTTAATCGTCGATGTCAAGAAATTCTTTGATTTTGAGTAACGTGGGCACGTCACTGCACCAAATCTGATTGAGATTTAACATAGCCTCAAAGAACGGATGATGCAAACGGAAAGCGGTTTTCCCTGCTTTCGTGTCTGGGTACACTTCTCTGCTTTCGTGCCGGGACGTACACAGATACACATGATTCCCGTCGTACACATACGCATATAACCCCGCCACGGAGTACAGGGGTTTCATGCCTTTCAGGTTCATGGGCCGTACCGCTTCCAGATTGTTGTAAGCAAACTGATTTTCCATTGCCATCTTGTAAAACTTTGAATCCTTGTTTTTCATCATGTGACGCATGAAAGCGGTTTGCGCGCGCTTGGCACTTACCGCACTGGACTTGGGCATACCAATGAACACGCCGCTTTCTGTTACCGTCCACTCTTTGCCCGTCCTGCACAGCTTGGCGATTTCATCCACAACCCCAAGTTCAACCAAAATCGGAGACGCGATATCAAACGCATTCGCCAAAAGCCAGAGCCGGAGCGGGGGCTTTCCTTCCAGTTCTCTGTTTCCGTTGATGGTAACATAGGCATTCAAAAGCGCGTCGCCCTCTGCCTTGCGCTTGATAACAATTCTTTCGGGAATGAATTCATCAAAAACCACGTCCTCAAACTGAGAGCCATTGAAACCACGGATATTCGCAATACTGGCGAGCGTCATACCGATTCCATACTTCTCTAGGCATTGCTTTGGTTTGCCGTCCTCATACTCAAACCTGCCGATTGTATAGGTGACCTTGCCACCCTTCACAATGTCCGCGTCAAACCCGTCTCTTTTCAGAGGCAAGAAAGGGTTCAAATCGGGGTCACTGGTGATTGCGTCAAATTCGGTCGTTGTGCGGCGTAAGTACAGGAACCGCTTGCCCTCGTTCAGTTCATATTTCAATGTGCCGTAGGTTTTACCAACTTGGCGTTTACCAATAAGGATATTGCACCAACAACCTAAAGAAGCGATGGACGGGATATTGACCCACCCACCGCTTTCATATAGGTCAAGCGCAATACTTTTCATGTTGCGCTTGCTCATGTTTACACCTCGTAACGGGTCTTATAATCGGTCTTTTCGCCCTGCGCCGTTGCGTGCTCTGAAACTGCGGCAATAATGCGCTGTGCACTCTGCTCAGAGAAATACACGCGGTACAGGTCGTAATACTGCCCGTCGCGGCCCTTGCTCTGCGGCATTGCGATAAACTCGCCGTTTTTGCCGTCAACGATTTTCAGGTTCAGGAAGGTTGCACCGGGAACGTTCAGAGTGAACACGCACATCCGGTCAGAAATAAGGTGACACGCCTGCACGGTTGCGCCCTCAATGGACAGGTAAGACTTGACGACTTCGGGAGCGGCATTCTGATTGTTCTTGTTAAACATGGTATATTCTCCTTTAATACTTGGTATTGGCCTTGATATCAGCCAGCAGGCCGATAATCCGCTTGTTCTGCTCTGCCAGTGTATCCAGTGTATCAAGTACACCGGTCAAGGCTTTAAGGATATCGGCCAGCTTGTTGTTAATGTCCTGCATGGTATCACCTCTTAGAAAATCCAGCGCAACATGAACTGTTTCGCCACGCTGTCGCCGTTGGTCGGAAAGAGGGCCGTCGGGCTCTGGTTCGTGTAGATGCTGGCAATGTGGTGTTTCTGTGCTTCCAGCTCTGCCGCCTGCTGTTCCATGGTCTTTCCACCGTGACAGCAGGGAGACCACTGGGGCGCATACGGAAAGCCACGGCGTGCGGCCTCTTCAAAGGCGGTGTAGGGCAGGGGGTCGAGCTTGCCCACGCCGTCCACGATGTTCAGAAGGTTGCCGTCCTTGTCATACACAAGGCCGAAAATGTTCTGTGCCGCGTCCTCATAGAGAAGCGTGTGAGAAACGTTGGTCGGCGTGGCGCAAGGGCCGGTACAGGTGCAAGGGTCAGTCATTGGAAGCACTCCTTTCGTTATATGCGCTGGTGAAGTCGTCACCGTCAAGCATGAAATCGTGCGGAATCTCTGCGCCAATTTCGCATTTCAGCGTTTCGGCGTTGATATCCTCAAGGGCCATTTCAATACCCTTGGAGCCAGTGGCAGAGATGCGCGGTTTCATGCCGTGTGCCTTGACGACTTCCAGACAGTCGCGCTTGCTGTTCCAGTCCAGAAACAGCAGGGTCAAAACCTGCTTGTCTTTCACTGCTTCCACAGTGACATACTTTGTGATAACTTTCATTGTGTTTCGTCCTTTCATCTCGTAGTTGATGTACGATGCAAGTTTGTCCTTGCAATTATATAGTAACATAGGGCACATCAGAAATTATGAACAGGGTGTTAATAAATGGTTACACCTCTTGTATACATATAATGAGGTGCAAGGGCACCACCGGTACCATGCGGTTAGTTCAGACTTTTTATCTACTTCACTACACTGAAATGTCAAGGGGAAAATGGTTACAAAATGGTTACAAATAGACTGTGCTAATTTGTAACCATTTTGTAACCATTTT